GCTGTTCATAACTGTTATGGTTTTAGTTTTATTCTCACTAAACCCGTTAAATAATGTTGGAGCAATTTTATTCCAACTATGTCCGTTTTGTTTTCCTGAATGTTTGGCTACACAACATACAGTACAATTGCCTTGAGGGAACACACTTAAATGCACCCACGGAAGATCGCAAATAAATTTATTACTCATATTTTATCAAACCATTCAGCTAGTTCAGGAACGGCAACCCTTACATCTTCTTTTCTGATAGCATCTAACTTGATAGTATCGGCTTTAAATTTCTTTTGTATTTCTACAATTTCAACCGGTGATAGTGTTGAGTTTAAATAAAATTTAATTTCATTATAAAGATTTACTATCCATCGTCTTTCTTCTTCGGTTACTATTGGTGTTATTTTTTCTAAATGTTGATCTAGTTGTGATCTTATTTTTTCTTTTAAATCATCTGGTAAAATTAATGTTGCATAATGTATTGGCTGGTTAACGTGGCTTACCAACATTTTTCTAGGCGTCATTTTTAAATCTATTACACGATCTATCAGCTGAGTAATATTAAACACACTGAAAATATTTAGTGTGGCTGATACAACATATTCAATTTTAGATTCTACTAGTAGTTTTAGATTTTCCTGTACCCGAGGCCAATTAGTTCCAGATCTACTATATTCTGCACTAGCATCAATTCCGTCAATGCTGGCAAAGATCCTAATATCTTTAAACCGTTTCCAGATGTCAATTAAATCGTACTGCTTATATTTGAGAGTGCTCATGTTTGTATTATAACGTAAGAATACATCATATCTCTCTTTGGCAATTAGTTTGTCTAAGATTTGATAATGCTCAGGCATCATCAACGGCTCGCCACCAGCAAAGTAGATTTCTTCAACATCATCAATAAATTGATCTACATATTTCATTAGATCAACACCGTGATAAGAACTGTCTAGAAATTTTACTTTATTTTTCTTTTCTTCTGGAGTAAAGTCATCCCACCATGCACTACTGCTCCCATGCCCGCACATACGACATTTAAAATTACAGATATTACTAAATCTAAAATCCCAAAATACTATCTCAAATATCTCGTAAGTGCCGTCGGATAATGTATTACTTTTAGCTTTTTCAATGTGATGTTTGAATCGGTCTGTAACTGCCATACGATAGCTTACTCCACCGCTGTCTTCTTTTTTAGTACAGGTTAAACAGCCGTTTGGTATTTCATTTTTTAAAAAACTTCTACGCATTGATTTCATATGGCGGTTATTCCATATATCTTCAAGAGTGGCGTCTTTTAAGTTTCCAAACTCTTCTCCAAGATACGCACAGCAGGGCTTGACACGCCCGTTAGGCTCTGTATTAAGATGTATCCACGGTACTATGCAAAAGTTATCTTTACTCATATTGTGTTAAACCATTTGACAAATTCTGTTGGGAATACCCTAGATAATTCAATATTTTTTCTATCAGCGTATTGTTGTGTAAAACTTTTCAAATCGTGTTCCTTATTTTCTTGGCTGTCGGTATCTTCTTGACTTCTATTAACATTACGAAGATATGTTATAATTCTTTCTATTTGATTAGTTTCAGAAAAACTAAGCCCGACAGCAGTACTTAGCCAAGTTTTAATTTTATCTGCTTGTGCTTGTTTTAGATCATCTGGCAAAACATTTAAATTTTGAAAACTAGGAAAACGAACTAGATTAAGACTCATATGAAATTGATGGCCGCCAAATTGTTTACGTAATTCTAACATGTCTGTCATGAATTCTGTTATTGACCAAATACTCAAAGCACTGATAGTCATCATTACATGAATCATATTGTATTGACCTTCATTAGCAAATCGAATTAAATTGTTTCTCCACAAACTGTAATCTAACCCCCATCTAATAAACTCTGCATGAGCGCCGTATCCCTCTCCACTAGTGTACAGATCAAATTTCTTAAATTTTTTACTAGCATCAATAAGTTGGTTTAATTTTACCACATCCATTATGAGATTACTATTAACAGCAAAATCAAAATTTGTATTTTCGCATTCGTCTAACAGTTTCCAAAACCAAGGACTACGTGTAGGTTCGCCTCCGGTAATTCTTAGTTCTTGCAAATTAGTTTTAAGACTACCATGAAACCATTTAAAAAATGCCTCAATGTAAGGGTTATTTTCGTTTTTGATGCCGTAGGGCAATGCAAGATCTCCGGCGTTTTGAAATGCGCCGGCGCCTGATGTTTTCAAATCTTTATACGGTCCGTTAACTTTAATATCACTGGCCCAGGTTGTGCTAAATTCTGAATTACAATAAGTGCAACTTAGATTGCACAAATTATCAAAACTAATTTCTAGTGTTTTAGGATCAATATCTGCCTGAGGATCCAATTTAGATAATTGAAGTATTTCAGTTTCTTGGTAAATTCTAGTTTTGTATACCCGGTCACTATAGATATCGGGCTCTGCATTATCTTCAACTGTCCAACAATAGGCACATTCGGCGCTTCGCTTACCTGTTAACATTTCTAATCTTCTATCTTTTTTGAAGGAAGTATTATGTAATGCGCTAGGATTTTTCATAATCTCTGACACTAATATACTATGAGCTGGTGGCAAATGACAACTAGCAGTGCGACCGTTGCCTAACCATATAGTAGCATTATACCATTTGGCCGCACAGAAACTAGGGCTAATTTCGTTAATGATTTCTATTGTACGTTTTACGTCTGTTGGCATAATTGATAAAATTCTGTTAAGGTTGGAAATGTTTTGTTAAAGTCTGTGTTGCGTCTTTGATCATATTCAGTAATAAATGCAGCAAAATCTTTTCTTAATTGCGTTTGATTACCGTCAGTGGTATTCATATAATCTATCATACGCTTTAATTGATCAACTTCAGAAAACGTTAAGGTAGCGTACCCGTCCCAAACTCCTCTTTCTTTGATTAAATTTTCTACATCTTTTGTAAATGAATCTTTATTTTTTTGATCTAACAAAGTCAATGATAGAAATTCAGGATAGCGTAAAAAATTAGTCATAAATTGTACTTTATTAAATGTGGCTTCCTTGTTGTATTTTCCACGAAGATCAAGAATGTATCTTATAAAGTCTGTATATGTAGTTATACTTGTTAGATTAACTGTGGTCATAATTGCGACAATAACATCAGTGTTGTCTAGAACTTTTTCTAGATTACTAGTCCATCGATTATAATCAAGACCATATCTTATATATTCGCCTGCTGCACCTGTTGCTTCTCCGCTGGTAAAAAATTGGAATTCTTTAGAGTCTCTAGAAATATTTTGAATTTTAGGTATCAATCTGTTTATTAAATCATCAGGAACACATAGGTTAGTGTTAAGAGCAAATACTAGATTAGTGTTAGGAGTTGATTCAATGTAATCCAACATCTTCCATGCATCTTTACTTAATAAGGGTTCGCCTCCAGTTAATCTTAGTGTATGCAGATCTTCATACATCTCAGGCCACCATTTCCAAAATGCTTCTACATACGGATTATGTTCCTTAATTGGAATTGGCATTTTTCCTATTTTTTTAAACCAATCAAAATTGTTATATTTGTTTGATGTTGGATACGGTCCGTGACTGTTTATTTCTTCGAACCATTGGCTACTTAAATCCGGGCTGCAATATGCACATTTAAAGTTACAGGCATTACTAAAACTAACTTCTAGGTATGCAGGATTAACATCTTTAGTTTTGTTTTCTATAACAGACTCAAAATTTATTTTTGCCCAGGCCGAGGCACTCTTGTATACTCTATCACTTATGTGTCCAGCATCTTCAGCCTTCCAACAATAATCGCACTCGCTAGGACGTTCCCCGTCTAACATCTTTTGCATCTGTTGTTTTTTATACTGTGTATTATGTAGAGACTTGTGGTTTGTTTCTAGCTCTGATAAAGAAACCTTGTGAGGACTCGGATGGTGGCAACTATGATTAAATCCATTTTGTAGATACAATGTTAGCTGGTGCCATTTTGCTAGACAAAAACTAGGACTAACTGAATTTAAAATTTCAATAACTTTTTTGTATTTTTGTTCTTCACTTGACATTGTCAAACATTCCTTTAAGCCAATCAAAGTCATTGATTTTTACCAATGCTTCAATGTTTCCTTTATGTGTTTCACCATACAATCTGCCTTCTTTGGCTCCTCGTATGGCATCTTCCCCAAACAACATTTCGGCTCCTGAACTACACCAAATATCCAATCTACGAGAAGTTTCATCTTCGTTTTGACGATCAATAGTTCTACTACTTAGTTTAACGCATTCTCTAAATGCTGATTTCCATGTATTGAAAGAATCAGTATTGAATACTGTGATGTTTGAAACTTGATCCATTGCTTTAAAATTTTTACTTATAGATGTTGTCATATCTGATGACATTGTATCCATATTGATTGTAAGTGTTCTAGGTAATAATTTAACTCCACCATACCCATATACTAAATTATTAATAGGATTTTGTCCCGACCATACGTGAACTGTTGAAATTTGTGTTAATCTGTTGCCCACATCGTAGTGCGGAAAATATGGTATTTCAAAACTAAATTCATCTATTAATTCTGCATCAGCATCAACGATCCAAAGCATTTCAGTTGTTGCTAATTTTGCTGCCGCTATGTGAGCATTATGAATTCCTTTTACCCCGTGTACTCGTTTAGCATCGGGTCTTTTTAATTTTAACTTTTCATAATTAATATCAGCATTAGATTCATTATAACTTATAAACACAACATCATAAGGTTTAGGATTACTTGCTATTACATCTAATTCTTTTTTATTAAAGTAAAATCTATGATCAAATTCTTTTTTAGTAACTTCTTTATATTTTGAGAACAACGTTATACCGTCAAAAAATTCTCCATTTTTAAATACGTGAGTTATATTTCGATGGAATGTATCGTACACTGGAACATAATAATCAAAGAGAAAATTTTTAGAAACAACAATATCGTCGTAGACTGCCCAGAACATTGCGGAAGACGATTTTTCTTTAGCATTTAAATAGTCGTCATATGTTTTTATGTTGTGAATTTCAAACTTTTTAGGATTAGATGCAACTACATCAATCTCTTTTTTATTCATGAAAAATCTATGGTCAAATTCTTTCTTGCTTATAGTTGTGTTTTTAGAAAATAATACTACACCGTCATAATGCTCACCATTTTTAAATACGTGAACATATTGATCATCCCACTTTGTTGCTGCGTAT